AAAGATTGAAAAACAGGGTCACTTACTATACAATCATTACCCAATCTACAACGCATATGCTGTTGTTACCGGTGCCGGTATAGTTACACAATCATATACATCAGGCGTTTCCAATTCGGAGCTTGCAGCATGGATTGTGACAGGATCACAAGGGCAAAATGCAGGAGCGGCTACACTGCCTAACTACGAAGGATTTGAGGACAGGTTCACAACTGCATTCTCACCGTTTGTAATCTCACAAAAATTTGGTGGTTCACCTGAGAGCTTGTTTAAGGTTCACTGTCTGGACGATGGTGAGTATCCTAACACCAAATTTAAGCTTTCTATTGAAAATATTCAAAAGTCAAATAACCCTGATGTTAAGTACGGCAAGTTTGACCTCGTTGTTAGAAAGTTTGGCGACGATGATAGGAACGTACAGGTGCTTGAAGCATTCAGGGGCTTATCTATAAATCCTGGGTCAGATCGCTACATTGCTCGTGTTATCGGGGATATGAGAACATACTTTGATTTTGACCAGCGGCCTGGTAGCCAAAAGCTTGTTGTTGGTGGCAAATTTCCTAATGCATCAAGATATATTCGCGTTGAAATGGCTACGCCTGTTGACAATGGCACAATTGATAAGGAGGCACTCCCTGTCGGGTTCCGTGGACCTCACCATCTAGTAACTTCTGGAACAACCGCTGCCGGACTAGAGTTACTGAGCTACACCGGCTCCTTTATCAGCGGTACCGATAGCGGTGGCGCTTTCCACGGTGGCGCAGTCGTCCCACGCGCAAACTGGGCCAATAAGGTCGTTGAACCCCCAGTTCCGTTTAGGAGAACAGTTGCGGTTGGCACAGGAATAAGCAAACGTGTTGATGGGCAGCTTTATTGGGGTGCACAGTTCGAACCTCTTGACAGTTTGACTGAACCGAATAAAAATAACTCGCCTGTTCCTAGCATGTCTCCTATTAAGGCCCATGTAAGACCATTTGCAAGTTATCATACAACAGCCAGAAACCCATGGGCCGGAAACAATGCCGGTACTGCAGATGACGGTGGGGTTATCCTCGACAGCGACGTCTTTAATAATAATCGGTTCACACTTGAGAATGTACAGGTTGCAACAACCACTACCGATGTTGTTGATTCCAAAGAATGGCAAGGTTCAACTTATCGTAGAAACGCCTCGCTTGTTACAAATGGTGTAACAAAGAATGATGATACGACCACGACCGGCCGGTTCCTTAACGTAGCGAAAGACTTTGGGGATCTTGCTTCTAAGAAGTTCTACAAGTTCTCATTCTTTATTCAAGGCGGATTTAACGGGGTTAATATCTTTAATGAAGACAAGGCAAAGCTTCTTGATCCTGCAGTTAAGTTTGAGATGGGTGATGTAACAAATCAAGGTGGTACCAGCGGACCAACAGTCGCTGCATACCGCAAGGCAATTGACATCCTGAAAGAGAAGTCAGATGCTGAAATTCAACTTCTTGCGATTCCTGGCCTCCGCCAGACTCAAGTCACAGATTATGCTATTGATGCCATTGAGGATCGCTTCGACGCGGTCTACATTATGGACATTAAACAATTTAATTCTGTTAATGTTGAAATCACCGGTTCTTCATCAGGTCAGCCTAATGTAACATACACAGTTAATGACTTTAAGAGTAGAGGCATTGACTCAAGCTTTACAGCGGCATACTTCCCCGATGTCATCGTCACCGATCCAACTACTAATACCAACGTACAGGTGCCACCATCGGTTGCGGTTTTAGGTGCGTTTGGTCTTAATGATTCTGTGGCACATCCTTGGTTCGCACCTGCTGGCTTTGCAAGAGGCTCGCTTGCCGCAACAGACGTTCAAGTTAAGACCAACAGGGCTAATTTAGATAATCTATATGATGCTAGGATTAATCCGATCACATCATTCCCTGGAATAGGTGGCCCGACAATCTTTGGCCAGAAAACCCTACAGGCAGCCGAAAGTGCGCTGGATCGTGTAAATGTTAGACGCCTATTGATTGAAATTCGTCGCAAAGTCAGAAAGGTTGCAAACAACTTTATCTTTGAACCTAATAGGGAAGCAACCCTTGCAAGGTTCTCAGGTGCAGTTAATCCTATTCTCACTAGGATTCAACAGCAGCAAGGTCTGGATCGCTTTAAGGTGCAGATTGATACCACAACAACAACTCAGGCTGATATTGAGAATAACACAGTTAGGGGTAAGATATTCTTACAACCTACACGTTCGGTTGAGTTTATCTCACTTGACTTTGTGGTTTCCAATGCTGGTGCTGAGATTTAATCAAAGAAGATGATACTTATCGTTAGGAGAAATTAAGAATGGCAGAAACACTTTCAGTCACAGACATGCTTCCGAACAAGTTCGAGCCGAAACGCCAGTTTCGGTGGGTGTTCGCTATTGAGGGACTCGACGCATTTTTACTAAAAACAGCAGCGCGTCCGTCTGTATCAACCGAGGAGATTGCGGTACCTTTTATTAACGCAACTCGTTATATTGCAGGTAAGACAACCTTTGAAACAATGGCAGTTACATTGCATGACCCAATTGCACCATCAGGCGCACAGCAGGTAATGGAATGGGTTCGTACACACTATGAATCTGTTTCAGGTCGAGCTGGTTATGCAGACTTCTATAAACGAGATTGCCAGCTTAAAATGCTTGATCCTGTTGGAACTGTCGTCGAGTTGTGGGATATTAAAGGTGCATTTATTACAGCAGCTTCATTCGGTGATCTTTCATATGATTCAAGTGATCCAGCTGAAATTTCGTTGACACTTCGGTTTGATAACTGCGTCTTGCAATTCTGATCAGGATGTACCATGGTGCGCATTACAGAAAGACAACTTAGAAGAATCATCAAAGAAGAACTTGTCTATTTGTATGAAGAATCTTCCATGGACGTACCTAGCGGTGAAGGCGATGACTCTGAAGAAGAAGAGGAAATTGTCGCTGACGAAGGTGGCGACGAAGCCGCTGAATCAAAAGCATCACTAAGATTAAAACTTATAGATCTTGCAAAGACATTGCCAAAAGCATCAGGAATTGCAAAGAAAGAAGTTGAGATGTTGGATAGGTTTATTACAGCTTTGCTAAATACCGCAAATTCAGGTAATATTGCAACAGGCCAGATTTCAACTTCTCTTGCTAGATCATTAGATAAGTTAGACCAGGCCTAGGCTTAAAAGCTCAATTATCTAAAAGCCCAGAATCTTCTGGGCTTTTTGTTTTTTGTGTTTACAATCACGTGAATTTGATATGTTTGTATAGTATCAGAGGTATAGATAAATGAGTAAAAAACAACGATCAGGTAATGCAGTTTTTGCTGATCAGCAGTCTGGAATTAAGAAAACGAACGTAATGAAAGAAGATTTTGGATTTGACGTACCTGTTGAGCTAGTGCCGCTTCCGTCAGGGGGTATTGTATATCCACTGGACTCACCGTTGAGTGGCCAGAATGCAATTGAGGTTCGTGCAATGACTGCAAGGGAAGAGGATATCCTTACCTCTAAGGCACTCATTAAAAAAGGTACGGTTATCACGCATCTAATTAAATCATGCCTTACAAATAAGGACATAGATGTTAAAAACATGCTGTCTGGCGACCGCAATGCGCTAATGGTCGGGCTACGCGTCACAGGTTATGGCTCAGATTACACATGCGAAGTTGAGTGCCCAGTTTGTGAACATAGATCTAAGCAGACGTTTAATCTCACTGATCTTCCTGTTAAGCAGCTTAAAATTGATCCTATTACTGAAGGTAAAAATCTATTCAGCTTTGAGCTTCCTCTTACGAAAAAGACTGTAGAATTTAGATTTCTTACCGGCAAAGATGAGGAAGAAATTATGATCACAAATGATCGTAAGAAAAAGTCTGGATTTACCGGTAGTAATCTTATAACGACCCGTTTAATGTACTGTGTGGCTTCCGTCGATGGAATTACTGACAGATCGAAAGTTTCAGGATTTATCAGGAATATGCCAGCTCGCGATAGCTTAGCTTTAAGAAAATATATGGATGAACATGAACCAGGAGTAGATATGAAGTCCTGGATGGATTGTCCTGGTTGCTATGATCAATCGGAGGTGAGGTTACCCCTAGGAGCCACCTTTTTTTGGCCTGACGCCGAATGATAAAGAGATTTATCTAGAACAGATTTTTTCGTTAATGTATTATATGGGATTTTCTTATACAGAGGCATATATGCTACCAATCTGGCAGCGTATATGGTTCATCACAAGGGTAGGCAAGGAAATCCAAAGTTCAGGCGACTCGAAAGCAGCTCATGATAATTCACCGGAAGCTAGGGCACTAACGGGAAAGCATAGGTCTCATCCTCCTGCTAAGCTCCGGAGGTTTAACTAATGGACGATAGCACAAAAGATCAAGTAGCAAAGTATATTCTTGGTGCACAAGGCGCAAGTCAGTCTTGGTCTAAAGATGTGTCATCAGCAGCACATGCATCGCGCAATCTTTATGTTAAACTACAAGATCAAAATGTTAGTATGGGTGATCTTGGGAGTACATTACGAAACAGACACGTCCATGCTGGATTTTTTGCCATAAAAAATGGCAAAAAATGGCCGTTCTGAGATCTGTTTGTAGTACCTATTTATTTGTTGAGGTACCACCATGTCTTCTGAAGACCGCGACCAGCTAAATATACAGACTGAAATAAACAAGGTCATTCAAGCGCGTAATGCTTTGTTGAGTAAGCAATCAGCAAGTCTTCAGAGCCAGGCTCTAATAGCTCGTGAATTATGTAACGCGCTAAAATGCAAGGACCTTGAAGGCATGGAGGACCGGTTAGGGTCAATTCGGGATGGATTGTCTGGCGCTGCTAGTAAAGCTGAGGATATGGCCGGCGGAATGCAGAACACCAGCAAGTTTGCAAGTACAGCATCTAAAGGTGCAAAGACATTGAGCTCAGGTCTTGTTACGGCAGCAGCCGCAATGGGTGCACTGGTCGCCGGAGCAAGAGGCTTTGTAGA